GTAAAATACAACAAAGGAACATTCAGAAAAAATACGGCTGAATAATCCGCTCCTGCATGATAATAAGCATCAATAGCAGGATTAATTGGTAAGGCAGTTGATGGAAGAGCAGTAGTGGTTACACGAGCTACAATTCGAATAGCCTCATCAGAAACAACAACCGCTGGATTACATATCGTGCTTCCAATGTTATTATGCCTGGTAGGCAAAAAACGAAATTTGGAATACATAGGAGATGAAAACTCAACGGATGGAATCACACGAGTAGGAGCCACAGACATACCAAGAGACCCACCAAAATTGGCCTCTAACAAATTTGCCATGGCGGCTCCCCCCGAAAGTGTAGTTGTCCCTGAAGCTCCAATGCCAGTGGAATTATCACCCAAATAAACAGCAGGATACCTCATAAGATGACATCGGGAAGCATTAAGCACAGTAAATTGCAAATCAGAAAAATTCAAAGGATGAAATTTCCAAACAACAGAACCCCTTTGGCCCAAAAAAGCAGGAGTAACATATGTTAATGGAGAAAATGGTACAAAATTAAAACGAGATGGCCCAGCCGCAGCAGAATGTAATGACCGCGAGGTAGGAGAAACATGAGCAAAAGTAGTCAATACAGATCCAGGACTACGTGGTTGACGAGGCATCTGAGCCACGTATTGAAATGATCCTCCAGCAGTAATTGGCATAGTCCATTGACCAAGCTTCATACACGTATAAAAATTTGTTCTATGAAACAATTGGCGAATGGATAAAATACGTTCTCCCATGAAAACCAAGGAAGATGAGTCACGAGCTGGACGAATCACCGGACATAAACAATCGGGCTTCTCATCTGGCACATCACTCTCCGCAATCACCTTCGGACCCTGATACAATAAAGGTTGTGTATAAGTTAACGTACCCGGCACAGTATCAACTCCTGCCTCCGACGGCACAATGTCATCTGGGGCAGCGAACTCAAAGTCCGATCCACACGATGCAAAAACCAAAATATAGGCTGGAGAAGAGACTGTGCCAGCTCCAAGAGCAGTCAAAACCTCCACACGCCAGGCACC